TTTGAATTAGCGATGTGGTGTCGTTCCAATTCTTGGTATCCACAACACCATTGCCAATGCTTTGACCAAGCTTAGTCAGGTCATTGCCGCTCTTTACAAAAGCGTCAGCCAATGGCTTGTTGTTTGTCAACAAAGCTAAACCGCCTGCAACATTCTTTTCTAAGTTACCAGCGGCTTCGTATGCAGTGCTTACGCTGTTTGTGATTGGGCTATCAGGATTGTTCTTCAGGAAATCATTTGCCGCCTCACTGCTCAACTTCATTTGACCTTGAATAGCGTTGGCTATGGTTCCGAAAACACCCGTCTTTTCCATAGAAGCTATTGCGGCTTTCTGAGCGGCTTGTTGTTTGGTAAGCTCCTCAGCGGCAGTAGCTCGTGCGGCTGTATCGCTTTGAGCGGCAACGGTCTTAGATGCATCCGTTACTGTAGATAAATTGGCTTTGTTCAATGATTCAATAGAAGGGCCAGCCAAGTCTGGGCGCTCAGCGGCTGTAGCAGTTGAGTATTCTTTGCCTTGCCATGTAAATGTTTTCCCAGCGCCTAAACCTGCACGAGCAGTAGAGAATGCCTCATTAAATGTCTTGGCGTTTTTGATGTCATCTAAGACCGCATTTTTTTGGGTCTCATTAAGAGCTTGAGTTACAGCCGTGCTTGACGCACCCAAGGTGTATGTCTTGCCATCAAATGTAAAGGCTGTACCTGTTGGGTTTCTCTGTTTAGCTAAATAAGCCGCCTCTTCAAGATTGTCTGCTTCTGCATTTCCAATAACAGTGTTGTTGGCTTTTGCATTAGACGCTATTGCCGCATCTACACCTTCAAACTCACCGCCTTTAAGATTGGCGGCTGTGTTTGTTGCAAGTGCGTCAGATTCTAGCTGGGCAATCGTGTTGGCGGCATTGTTGTTGTCAAGCGTGTATGTCTTGCCATCAAACGTAAACTTGTTGTAGCCCTGATCTTGAGCAAATGTTGCGGCGGCATTGACATCACGAGCACCAGAGGCGTCAATTGTCAAAGCTTGGTTTAAAGCATTGGTAACCGACTGATCTGAAGTGTTGGCTGTATTCGTTGTAGCGGCGGTGGTTGCGGCAGTCGTAGGGGCGTTCTGTGTTGCTGTGCTGTTGTTCAGTGCAGTGTTAAGCGTAGACACAGCCTGTGTTAAAGCCGTGACATTACCAGTGGCGGCAGACTCAATCACTCTTGCGGCAGAACCAGCAACTTGCAGGTCGCTATTGTTTGTCAAAGCGCCAGCAGAGCTTATGATGTTTGACAAGCTACCAGTGTCAACCGCTTTAACAAAGTTTGCGGCATTTGCAACATCTTTAAGGTTGATGGAGTCAGTGATTTGAGTGCCGCCAAGATTTGCATTTTGTGCAACAGCACCAGCCAAGCTTGCAAGGTCACCAGTCTGAAGGGCTTTTACGCCTTGCAGGGCGCTAACTACGTCGGTGGCACCAGATAAACCAGCCACACCAGTAACGGCTCCCAAAACGTCGCCTTTAGACACGGCTTGTGCTGTGTTTAAGGCTTGAACTATGGGCGCGGCGCCGGGCACAAAGGACAGCCCAGTCATCAAAAGCTGTGCATCGCTCATGACTGGAACAAGGCGCCTCTCCATCTCCGCACCAGTTATCTCGTTTGTTTTGACCATGTACTGACCATCACGAGACCAACTTGCGTAAGGCGTAGGTTGATACGCAATTTGCTGTTCAATGTCTTCCGTGTCACCCTCAACCACAGACCCAGAACTAACTTTTGTCGCTGGCTTGGCGTAGGAAAGGGGCGACTCAACAGGAGCAGGGGGCGTGTAATAGTTAACGCCAGCGTTCTGCAAAGACGTAAGTTGGGCGTCATTCAGACCAAACAAGTTGGTGGCTTGATTTTGCGTGATGCCGTATCTGGACAACAAGTCATTAACTTGCGAGATGTTGCCAGTGTTGTACGCCGCGAGAATTTCGTCTTGTGCCGCCATATTAGTTCACCGCTGGGTTAACAGAGTTGACAAGAGCTTCAGCCCATTCTTGCCAGTCGTTGAAGATGAAGGGGCCCGGTATGCCCTCATTCGAAAACACATCAATCGCTTTTAACGCCGACGCCCAATCTTGCCAATTCGTGCTTGCATCTGGTATGCACAACTGCTGAGCCGCGTACTGCTCGCACATCAGCGACGCCCACGACTCAAAGGTATGGTAGCGAGGGTCATAGACCAAATTGGTGTTAAGGATGGTTGCCATTACGGTCTCACATCTCCGAAGTCCGCGTCTAAGAGAATCTTACCAACTTGATAGTTTCCGCCTGCGACGTTAGAGACAAACTTTAATCTCAACTCACGACGCTGTTCGCGCATGTCAACCTTGCCTGTGGTTGGGGAGAACGTGTACGCAGATGACGTTACATCGTTAGATTGAGCAAATGATCGTCCAGTGACGTACAGCTCCATGTCGCCACTTTGCACAAAGTCAGGCTCAACACGCTCTAAGCGTAGCCACTTGTTCTCACCAATTGGGGAGGGTTGGGAGGGGCCTCCTGAGACCAAGCCTAAGTCATTCGTCTCAAAGTAAGACTCAATCGCCACCGATAGCGCGCCAGTCACTTTGTCTGTGCCAATTTCGTTTTGATACAAAGACACAAAGTCCATCAGCGTAGCGACAGTCAAGACAAACCCAGCACCGCTCGGAATTGATGCAGACAGGGTGTTTCCGACTACGTAGTTCTTGCCATGACCATTGATCACCACAGAGGTCACAATCCCGCCAGCAACCGTGATATTGGCTGTAGCCAATGTCCCAGCACCGCCAGTCAAGGCTTGATTGGTGTAAGTTCCATTGGTGTAACCAGCGCCAGCATTTGTGATGGTGGCTGTCAGAATACCACCCGAAGCGTTGATATTCCAATCAGCGGCGATTGGGAATTGAAAGATTTGAGAGAAGTACCCAGCAGAGCGCTGAGCACCCGAAGCTAAACCTGTGTCGTACCAAGTGTTCTCACGCACGTTGTAGATGACTGCATCTGTACATTCAGTAGCAGTACCGCGTGGATAGAACCACCAAATCTCACCAAAACGAGGAACCTTTGTAACCCAAACCTTTTCGCGCTGGGCGTAGTTTAGATTGTCAAAGAAGTAGTTTTGGTTCATGTTGTTAGGGATCTCTTTCACAACACCGTTGTAGAGCAAGAACCTATCAACACCACACCAATAATAAATACCGTCGTACTCAATCACAGACTGAGAAGACAAGATGGATGACTGAGAAGAGATCAAGTCATAACGCCAAAACTGTGGGGGCGTACCAGTACCACCGATGTAGGACACTCGGATAAGGCTATCAAGGCTCCAAAACAGCCCAGAAGGCGCGTTTGAACCGCCCCTGACAGGTAACCCTTGGACAATCTTTCCAGTCGCTACAGAGACCTCATTTGCATCAGCAGAGACCCAGTCTTGTACGTTACCAGCGCCTGAGTTCCTGATCAGTCCGTCATTGCCGTACACAAAAACGTACGGGTGAAGGGTAACCACGCCACCAGAAACGGAGACATTGTTGTCAAACGTGATCGTAGAAGCACCAGAAGTCGTTGCGGCATTGGAGATCACCACGTCTTGTATTTGACCCATGGTAAAGACCAAACCGTCGGTGGTTCCAGCCGTAGTGGTAATCGCCGCGCCCCCAGAAGACGCTGACAACGTAAAGGTCGTCGCATAGTTAGTCGCGATGATGAAGTACGTCACACCAGAGGTGATGCCTGTAGCTGTACCAGTTAAAGTACCAGATACGGCTACTGTTTGACCAACATACAAACCAGTTGTTGCAGTGCAAGAACACTGACCAGCAGTGCCCGTAACAGCTACAGCATTCAAAACAGGAACTCGTAAGTTCGTAGACACAACAGTTGTGCTAGAGGGAATGCCAGTACCAGTGATTGTCTGACCAGCACCAATCAAAAGGTCTTGGGTTGACAAGTACATTGTCGTGGTGGAGTTCAAGAACACGGAGCTTGTGAACACGCCAAGAGCCGCCAACGATGTGCCAGTGATGTTGCCACCCAAGACAGGGGTGTTGACGTTGTTGTCAATGATGGTGAGGTTGCGACCGGGGTGCGCCAACAGCAAGTTATCCCCCGACCCACTTACGTCATAAAACGTATCAAACTGCCACAAGTTATCCGCATTTGCAGTAAAGTTAGACAGCGTCATGTCTGTAATGCCAGAACCAATACCGCTGTTGTTGATTGGAAGCAACTGCAAGCCACCAGAATACCCGCTGAACACGTTGTTAAAGGTCTGCTGAGGGTTGAGGTACATCCCGCGTGAAGGGCCTGCCAAATCGTTCACAATCTCACGAAACCCACCCATCTTACGTGGGCGACCACGCTGAAAGCGAACCCAACGACCGTCGTTATAGAACTCTTTGTCAAAGACGGTTCCGTCCCGCTGGATGCCAGCCTTTGTGTCAAGGGCAAATACCTTTTTGGTCATGTAAACGTGCCCCCAGCAATACCTGTGGTGAACGTACCAGAGCCAGTAACTGTCACGCCAGTTGCTGTTGCTTTAAACCTTTGAACTCCAAGCACTGACACGCCAAACTCACCCGCCGCTGGTCGATACACGCCAGTGCTGGTTTCGGCAGAAAAGTTAAGTGCAGGCGTTCCAACAGTGCCATCTACCAAGCTGACAGTGGTTGCACCAGCTTGCGTGGTGTTGGCGTTAAGAAAGTTAGTTCCGTCACAGATGAGGGTGGCTTGTTGACCCGGCGGTATCGTTGCCGTAAAACCCAAGCCCGTTGTCACTGTGAAGCTAAAACCGTTGTCAGTCGTTTGGTTCGAAATGACGTACAAGTTCACCACAGCAGGAAACGTCACAATTGAGTTGCTTGACAGACTGCCAACATACTCTTGGATGTTGTTTGCCGCTTCGTTGTTGGTCAGCGTAACAGATCCGCCAGTTACGCTTTTAGTGAGCGCAGTAAACGTAAACTGTGAGCTGACACCATAACCAACGGTTACGTAAGCAGTTCCTGTACATACAATAAATGCTGACTCGGTTGGATTGAACGTCTTGGTAGAGTTACCGTCAATCAGCTCAGCACCAGAGCAAGAGATGGTGAAGGATCCAGTACCGTTGTTCTTGAAAAGGGTGAACCAATTGTTGCCAAGCGTTGCCGCGGCTGGGAGGGTTGCTGTACCAGATCCACCGCCCCACACACGAGTCTGAGCTCGATCTGTGGCGGCAAAGGTAGTTCCTGTGGTGATCGCCGCGCTTGGATGACTTTGATTGAGCGTAGCGCCACTGGCAACCAAACCGTAACCAGCTAGGGTTGCCGCATCAGCAGAAGACGTTCCAGTACCAAAAGCAATAACACCCCAAGTGCCCTGAGCGTTTGCGTTGGTTGTGATGTAGATGTACTTGGACTCACCTGCGGCTACAGACACAATCGTGTTCGTGCCAGCGTAGTCTTTAACGGTAAAAGTGTTCGCACCTATGTTGCGGATCAATGCGTCGTTACCAACCGAAGTTTGGTCAGCAGGTGGCATGTATAAGTTAAGGCTACCAGCAGTAGCTGTCACCTGCATGATGCGAGAAGCAAAGTCGGTGTTTGTTGTGCTGTTGCTGGGCCAATTTAACTGCGTGTTAGAAGACAGCGTAACCGCACGAAAACTTACGTCCGTTGGTTGGATTACGTCACCAGTGAAGGGGCTTACGTAACTCATGAGTCATTCGCAATCGCTTGGCGATCAGCAAGACGCAACTTATCCTCAGCCATAAGCGTATCCATGATCAGTTTGTATTGACCCTGCCACATAGGGATGCGCTCGTCATTCTTGAGGAACGGCATAGCCTGAAGCAAGGAACCGTAAAGCAAAGCCTGTGGGGCGTAGATGGTGAACCAAT